GGAACTATTTCTTCCTCTGGAAATCTGGTTACAGGTTCAGCAACTTCGTTTGCCACAACTATGGCAGTTGGTAATTATGTAAAAGCTGCCAATCAATTCAAGCGCGTTACATCGATTGCCAACAACGTCTCAATGAGAGTTGAGTCCGCGTTTAGCACAAACTTAGTATCTAACACTTACCAGTCAACATATAATGGAACTGGTACTTCTAATTCTGCTCTTACAATTAACAAAGATTTTATCTTGGTTACTGACGATTGGGACTATATCGTAACGATAGAAGACGTATAAAATATGAACAGTATTATGGATAACTTGACCAAAGCATTAGAAATGAATCCTCTTGTGGTCGAAGAACAAAAAGAAGAACAGCTTCCTGTGGTAGTCGAAGAAATTAACGACGCCGAACAGGACTTTGAGCTTGCGCGCAAGAACCTACAAGAACTTGCGAAGAAGGGTAACAAGGCTCTTGACGAGCTAATTATGCTGGCTAAGAATAGCGAGCATCCTCGTGCATACGAAGTAGTTGCTACGCTAATCAAAACACTAGCTGATACCAATAAAGACTTGCTTGATACTCGCAAGAAAAAAATTGATATCGACAAAGCTCGTGGCGCATCACCTAATGGCGATGCTAAGACAGTCAACAATAATCTGTTCGTCGGTTCGACAGCTGAGTTACAGAAGTTTCTAAAAGAACGCGCCAAAAATCTGGAGTCAGATGAATGAGTGCAGTGCTCGAAGAAGATTATGATGTTGAGATTGAACATAGTGGTGTAAATGGAAATCCGCTTCTAAAGCCAGCTGGTACACAAATTGAATGGCAACCTTGGCAGATCGAAGAATACATCAAGTGCAAAGAAGATCCGATCTACTTTTGTGAAAAGTATGTAAAGATTATCTCTCTTGACGAGGGTGTAATTAACTTCAAGATGTTCGACTTTCAGAAGCGGTTTGTTAAGGCTGCCAAAGAAAATCGCTTCACTATCGTACGATGCGGTCGCCAGATGGGTAAGACTACTACGGCGACTGGCTTATTGTTACACGAAGGCTTGTTTGCTGACAACCCATCATACATCGCTATCCTCGCTAACAAGATGGACACGGCTCAGGAAATTCTTGACCGTATTCAAATGGCATACGAAAACCTGCCGATCTGGATGCAACAAGGTGTGGTGGCTTGGAACAAACGAAGCTTCGCTTTGGAAAATGGCGCCAAGTTTATCTGCGCGCCAACATCAAGTTCTGCTATTCGTGGTAAGTCTATCTCGGTTCTGTACCTCGACGAATTCGCTCACATTCCACCACACATTCAGCTGAAGTTCTTCACCGCTACCTATCCCGTAATTTCCTCTGGTAAACAGACCAAGATTATCATTACATCCACGCCAAACGGTATGGAACTGTACTATAAGCTATGGACTGATGCAATTAAAAAACGCAACAGCTATACAGCGGTTGACGTTCACTGGTCTGAATATCCTGGTCGTGATGAAAACTGGAAACAAGAAACGATTAACAATACCTCTCCTGAGCAATTCCGTCAGGAATACGAGGTTGAGTTTCTCGGATCGAGCAATACCTTAATCTCGGCTGAGTGTCTACAGCGTCTTACCTATGAAGATCCTATTTCGACCCACGGATCGACTAAGATTTATTCGTTGCCGAATCCGGAACACCGTTATGTAATGACGGCTGACGTGGCGCGTGGTGTCGGCGGTGACTACTCTACATTCGTCGTTGTTGATGTTACTGAGTTTCCGTATAGAGTGGCTGCGGTCTATCGAGATAACAACGTAGAACCACAGATGTTCCCACACTTTATTAATGAATCTCATAAGTTCTATAACTTTTGTCCCATTTTAGTTGAAACTAACGACATTGGCCAGCAGATAGCTGAGATGTTAATTACAGATTTCGAGAACGAAGGAGTGCTAAGAGTTACACAAACTGGTCGTAAGGGTCAGGTTCTGGGTGGTGGTTACAGCAAACAATCAAGAGTTGGTCTAAAGACAACCCAAGCTACAAAACGTGTTGGTTGTTTGAACATGAAGGCTTTGATTGAAAACAATAAATTGATTATTAACGACTTCGACCTTCTAAGTGAACTTACTACTTTTATAAGTAAAGGGACGTCTTATGAAGCCGAATATGGTAAGCACGACGATCTTGTTATGTGTTTGGTATTATTTGCTTGGATGACAAATCAAAATTATTTCAAAGATTTATTAGAAACCGATGTCAGAAAGAATTTAATGGAAGAGAGAGAAAAAGAATTGGAAGACGACATGTTACCATTCTTTTCCGATAATGGAATGGGCTTCGAAAACGAAGACCGTATCTCTGCATTCGACCGCGAGCTATTCTTCTAAAACCGTATTTTACTAAATATAGTACAATTATTATTACATTTCTGGCTCTATTTTTGAACAAGGAGAAACAAGATGGCATTCCAAGTCAGTCCAGGTATCAATGTAAGTGAAATTGACCTGACCACCGTTGTACCTGCGGTTTCAACTACTGTTGGCGCCATTGCTGGCGTTTTCAGCTGGGGACCAGTAGAGGAACGTGTTTTGGTCAGTTCGGAAAACTCACTTATAAAGATTTTCGGCAAACCTACCGTAAACAATTTTGAAACATTTTATTCTGCAGCTAACTTTTTGGCTTATGGCAATGCTCTTTATGTTGCTCGTGCTGCCGATGCTGCTGCAAGAAACGCACAGGCAAATACTGCTGCGGCTCAGACGATTCCAATTGAAAATCTAACAGCTTATCAAGTAAATACATTTGTTGCTAATACCAATGCAAAGTATTATGCTCGTTACATAGGAGAGTTGGGTAATTCGCTAAAAGTTTCTGTCTGTGATTCCCCAGATGCATATAGTTCTGTTATTGATCTATCTTTTGCTACTGGTGATAGTATTACTTACAGCACAACGTTTGATTCTGCTACTTCGTTTAATACAAGCAAATCAACTACTAAATCAACCAGTACTACAACTGCTTTGAATACAACTACCACTTTTGATACTAACTTTAATACAACTGGTGCAACAGTTTATAGTACATCGCTTGTTGAAACCGTATCGACTGGTACTGGCACATTCAATCTAGATACAAGCAGCAACACAGGTAATGTGGTCGTAACTTCTTCTGATGGTAATAATGCTGCAGTTGCTTGCGTAAACGATATTCTAAGTAGCATTGTTGTCGGAGATTATCTACGTGTATCAAATGCAACATTTACATCTCAGTATCTGAAAGTATCAGCAGTAGGCTCTGCACTTGCAACTAATTCGACTTCTGCTTATGCTACTATTAGTTTTGAAGACAAATATACTGGCGTTGCAAACCTCAGTGCTACTGGCTCTCAGCTAACTCGTTTCTGGGAATACTATAATGTTGTGGATCGCGCTCCAGGTCAATCTGACTATGTCGCTGCATATGGCAACACTTCGTTAAATGCTCAAGACGAACTACACGTTGTTGTAGTTGACGAAGATGGTCAATTCACTGGTTCTAGAGGTGCAATCCTTGAAGTATTCGAGGGTCTATCTCGCGCAACGGACGCTAAAGGTCAAAATGGTAAAACTATTTATTATAAAGACATTATCGAAAATGATTCTGAATACGTCTATCTAGGAACTGATAGAGCAGGTTCTGTTTCTGCACCAACTATTACTGTGGCAAATTCCACCAACACTCTTCCATTGACTCTATCGTTCAGTAACGGTGTTAATACTTCGAGCGAAAGTGGTATAACTCTAGCTAATCTAGCTGATGCATACGATTTGTTCAAGGATAAAGATACAGTAGATATTTCTCTATTGATTGGTGGCAAGGCTGATTCTGCTACTACGAATTATCTAATTGATAATATTGTTGAAACTCGTCGTGATTGCGTATTATTCGCATCACCAACAAGACAAACTACTTCAGATGCTATCGTTAGCTATCGTAATGGTCTATCTTCTACTTCATTCGCTGTTCTAGATTCTGGCTATAAGTATCAGTATGACCGTTACAACGACGTATATCGTTACATCCCACTAAATGGCGATGTTGCTGGTCTATGCGCAAGAACTGACGTCGCTCGCGATCCATGGTTCTCGCCAGCTGGTTTTAATCGCGGTCAAATTAAGAATGTCGTAAAACTTGCATTTAATCCAAATCAAGCTGATCGCGATCTTCTTTATAAGAATGGTATCAATCCAGTCGTCACTTTCCCAGGACAAGGTACTGTATTGTTCGGTGATAAGACTCTGTTGGTTAAACCAAGTGCATTTGATAGAATTAACGTCCGTCGCCTATTCATTATCCTTGAAAAGGCTATTGCTAGTGCTGCGAAATCGGCTCTATTTGAGTTCAATGATGAATTCACTCGTGCGCAATTCCGCAATCTAGTTGAACCATATCTACGTGAAATTCAAGGTCGCCAAGGTATCACTGACTTCAAGGTTGTTTGCGATAAAACAAATAATACCGCCGAAGTTGTTGATCGCAACGAATTTGTTGGCGATATCTACGTCAAGCCAGCGCGCTCAATTAACTTCATCCAGTTGAACTTCGTTGCTGTTCGTTCTGGTGTCGAGTTTAGTGAAATTGTACAAGGAGCATAAGAAATGGCATTTAATGTAAATGAAATCAGAGCAAACATGATTGGCGACGGTGCAAGACCGTCGCTATTCGAAGTTAGTATGGTCAACCCAGTGAGCAGTGTGGGTGATCAAAAACTTCGATATATGGTTCGCGCTGCTCAAATCCCAGCGTCATCAGTGTCAGTGATTCCAGTACCGTACTTCGGTCGCGAAATCAAAGTTGCTGGCACAAGAACTTTTTCAGATTGGGTTGTTACTGTTATGAACGACGAAGATTTTGCAGTTCGTCGTGCAATGGAAGCATGGTCGACTTCAATCAATAGTCTTCAAACAAACGTAAGATCTGTTATTGACTATCGTACGACTGCTGATGTTATTCAGTATGGCAAAGATGGTACAGAAATTCGTCGCTATCAGTTTATTAATATCTTCCCAATTGAAGTCGCTCAAATCGATCTAGCTTGGGATCAAGGTAATGCAATTGAAGAATTCCAAGTGACGTTCGCTTATGATTATTGGACTGTCGCTGACGATCAGATTTTCCAGTAAAATGACTTGGTTTTGGAACGCTACATATAATGTGTAGCGTTCCTACCAGTCGGAGAAAAATATAATGGCTCAGTTGTTTGGTTTTGAAATTGTAAGAAAGAAAGAAGCAGAAGAGAAGGCGCAACCTGATCGCTTAGTAACATTTGCACCCGAAATTAAAGATGACGGTGCAGTTGTTGTTGCGGAAGGTGGCGTCTTTGGCACATACTTAGATCTTGAAGGTTCAGCTCGTACTGAATCAGATCTAGTTGCCAAGTATCGTGAGATGTCACTTCAACCAGAAGTTGAATCCGCGATCGACGATATTGTAAACGAGTTCGTATCATACGACTCAGACTATAAGTTAGTTGATATCAACCTAGACGATCTAGATTTTGGTAACAAAGTAAAAGATAAAATTCGCGAAGAGTTTAAGGGTATCGTTCAGTTGTTAGACTTTAACAACATGGGATATGATATTGTTCGTCGTTGGTATATTGATGGTAGACTATACTATCATGCGATTATTGACGTACAGAACCCACGCGAAGGCATTCAAGAAATTCGCTACATCGATCCGCGTAAGATCCGTAAGATCCGCGAGGTCAAGAGAGTTCGTAGAAACTCACAAGCATCAACTGCAGGTCAGCAAGTCCATACAACAGAAACTAAACAAGAATACTACATGTATTCTGAGCGTGGTTTTGGTGGCGGAACTCGTTCTGGCGTAAGCACAACAAGCTACCAACCATCGGCTGCTGGTTCAACTGGTATTCGTATTGCTACTGACTCTATCATTCACGTGACCTCTGGTCTGATGGATGCTTCTAATCAAATGGTGCTTTCGTATCTACACAAAGCAATCAAACCGATGAATCAGCTACGAACCCTAGAAGACGCAACGGTAATCTATCGTATTTCGCGTGCTCCTGAGCGTCGTATTTTTTATATCGATGTCGGCAATCTGCCAAAGATTAAAGCAGAACAATATCTGCGCGACATGATGGTTCGTCACAAGAACCGTTTGGTGTACGA